GAAATGTTCGCCGTAAAAAATTATGATAATCCCAGTTGTAAGGGAATGGATGAGTTTTACGACGATCTGAAAAGATTTAAATATATTAAAAGATTACTGAGAAAGCATAATGTAGGAAAAGATCTTAGAGAAAGATTAATTCTTAATCATATAATTGTTTTAGGTAATCTATTTGGTGTAGAAGCTACAACTAAAATGTTGTTCTTTAAATTAGAAAGAAAGTTCTGGTCTCAGATAAAAACTTTCTTGGTGTTTTTAAATTATATGCCACTGAAAGTAATTGTTTCGCCGGGCGTTGAAATTATAGATAATGATATTCCTTTAGACGAAAAAATTTTAGAAACTTTAAGAAAAATATAAAATGGGAAGATTTGTCGATTCAATTATAGCCTATAGAATATTAACTCTATTGGTCACACCCTTTGAAAATACTGAGGCATTTCGTCGCGGAATAATCGATGCAAAAGGTAAAGAATTAAAAAAGATGAGCGATCTAAATACAGTAGAAGATAGAGACGCTTATACTTTACTTCATAGATTAGTTTATAGAATAAAAAAGATAATCGAAAAAGTACCTATTGATAATAAGAAAATAGTTTCTTTGGCTGCAGCATATTCATTAATAAAAGAACACTTGGAAACAAATAAAGAACCTATTAATCTTGAAGAACAATTCTTACACCGTTTAGATTCAAACCTTTCTGAAGAAATTACTTATTTAGAGACTGTTCTTAATGAAAAGAAGATGTTTACCTTTAAGCAATTCTCAGAAGAAATCGGCGCAGTTGCAGCTCCGGCAAATAATGCCGCGGCAACTCCAGGTATTGCTGGTCTAGGAAAAGATGTTCCGGTCAGTGTTAAGGCACAGAAAAGATATACCAGCAAAAATGCTAAACATATGTTCAGACGAGGAAAGGTAAATGGCTGAACCAAAAATTAGAGACTTAGATACAGACATCAGAGTATCTGTGTTGGAAACACAGGTTTCCGGACTTACGCACAATATTGAAAAGATTGAAAAGAAAATTGATGATAACTATGCGGTGTTACACACAAGAATAAATGAATTAGATCAGGCATTCGAAATTAAAAATGAAAAAATTCTGCAAAAGATAGATGATCATAGTGCTACTAGTGCGAAGCATAATTTAGATGTTTTGGAAAAGATATCCAAAATCGAAAAATGGAGATGGATGATTATGGGCGGCGCTTTGGTTGTGGGCTACGTTTTGGCTCACATTAAAATGGAAAATCTATTTTAATTACTTGACATTCTGTTAAAATTATTATATAATTTAGACTTCGTATAGGAGTCTAAATGTCTTTATTCGTCGATTTAAAATATCTAAAGTTAATTAGTTCACAGCTGCCGCTCTTTAAGCAAAAGAGCGACAAACTATATAATTGCCGTTGTGTGATCTGCGGAGATTCCTCCAAAAAGAAAAACCGAGCAAGAGGTTACTTCTACTCTGTTAAAAATGATTTATTTTACAAGTGTCACAACTGCGATGCATCAATGCACTTTGGTACCTTTCTAAAGCAATTTAATGCTATACAATATAATCATTATGCTTTAGAAAGATATGGTCAGGGATTACCGAAAAATAAACCACATCAAAAAATTGAAGATACTTTTAAAATGGCACAACCTGTCTTTGAGAAAAAAGAAGAAAGGATAATTGATAAAATACTTGATAGAGTAGATACTTTACCAAAGGATCACATTGCTGTCAAGTTTTGTGAGAAAAGACAAATTCCTTTAGAAAAGTATAACAATCTTTATTTCATTGATAATATTAAAGAGATCCATCAATTAAGTGAGAAATATAAGGATAAGGTAAAAACAGAAGAGCCTAGATTAGTGTTGCCCTTTTACAACAAAGAGGGGTTTATGACGGGAGTAACTTGTAGAGCCCTAGGTAATGAAAGTCTTAGGTATTTAACTATTAAAACTAGAGAAGAAGAAATTCTAGCTTTTAATATAGATAAAGTAGATGAAAGTAAAGATATATACGTAGTTGAAGGCCCTATTGATAGTTTGTTTTTGCCTAATGCGATTGCTGTTGCAGGCACAGCATTTGTTAAAATGGAATCTCTACAGTTACCAAAAGAAAAAGTAGTTGCTATTTTAGATAATCAGCCTCGCAACAAAGATGTTTGTAAAATTTACGATAAGATAATTGAAAAGAATTATAGAATAGTTATTTGGCCTCAATCCTTGCAGGAAAAGGATATAAATGATATCGTGCTAGCAGGTAAAGTTCCTTTAAACATTATTAAAAAGAATACCTATCAAGGGTTAGAAGCAAGAATAAAATTTACTGAATGGAAGAGGTGTTAGATGAAGGTTTATATTAATAACTACAGAGATCATTGGTTATCGCCATATACTATTTTAGAAAAAGTATTCTTCTGGAGAGAAATTGATTATGATGAGCCTTTGATCGAAAAGCTGTCGAATTTTCTCTTGCCTTTTTGCACAACCCTGCAAAAGGTTTTAACTGTAATTAATCCCAAGATTGACTATGTAAAAATTGATCGTTGGGATACTTGGTCTATGGATCATACTTTGAGCTATATTATTTTGCCTATGCTAAAACAGCTGCAGGAAACTAAGCATGGCTCTCCTTTTGTTGATGATGAAGATGTACCTGAAGAACTAAAATCTACATCTGCACCACCAAAAGAACATGAATGGGATACTGACGATAATCATCACAAGCGTTGGGATTATGTTCTTAAAGAAATGATCTTCGCTTTTGAACATAAGGTAGATGATTCCTGGGAAGAGAATTTTCGCTCAGGTGAAATTGATATGCTCTGGGTACCCGTTGATAGAGATGGTAATGAGATTCCAAAGGGAGATCATGCATATTTTAAAATGAAAGATGGGCCGAATCATACTTATAAGTGCGATTATGCAGGTATGGAAAAAGTACACGAAAGAATGAAAAACGGATTTAGATTGTTTGGAAAATATTACCAGGGATTGTGGGACTAGATATGACAATAGAACAAGAAAAGGCTTTCAATGATTGGTGGAATACTTGGTATAAATCTTCTAGTGATATTACTGTGAAAGAAGCTGCGAGAGAATCTTGGGCAGCGGCAATGGAATATTCAGAAAATAAAAGTGATAAAATTTATAGATGGGACGGTGTTATACGATGAAAATTAAATTGATTAGCTATTCGCAAATACCACGAACATTGGGTGGCGGTATTGAAAAGGATTTACAAGGGTTGGTGGCTTTTTGTGCAAGAGTTTCTAATCCAAGTAATCAGTATAATAAAGAAACTTCTGAAAAATTAATTCAATATTTGATAAAAAATAAGCATTGGTCGCCCTTAGAGATGGTGAGTGTTTGTCTTGAGATTGAAACAACCAGAGATATTGCAAGACAAATACTTAGACACAGAAGTTTTTCTTTTCAAGAATTTAGTCAAAGATATGCAGATCCTGTGCAGGAACTGGATTTAGTGACCAGAGAAGCTAGATTTCAGGATACGAAAAACAGGCAAAATAGCATAGATGTTGATATGTCAAAACCAGAGAATCGCGAATTGGCTAGAATGTGGCAAGAAAAACAACAAGAAATTATTAAAAAAGCCAAAGAAAGCTATGTATGGGCCATAAATAATGGTATAGCAAAAGAGCAGGCCAGGGCTGTTCTGCCTGAAGGCCTCACTATTAGCCGACTGTATATGTCCGGAACTTTAAGAAGCTGGATACATTATATACAATTAAGGTCGGAAAACGGAACACAAAAAGAACACGCGGAAATAGCAAAAGCATGTGCCAATGTCATTTCCTCGATTTTCCCTATTATTAATCAATAAAAACTATTATGTGGATACTTAATTTCCTTCCAGATTCTTTTCTAATCTTTGTAACGCATGCAATAACCGCACTAGGTGCCCTTGGTATTATTATCGGGTTTACCCTTGGGATGATACCTTTAATTAAACAGTATGGTAGCACAATAAAAATTATAAGCACAGTAATATTACTAGCTGGTATCTATCTTGAAGGTGGTCTTAGTACAGAGCTAGAATGGAGAAGACGTGTAGCTGAGATGGAAGAAAAAGTAAAGATTGTAGAAAAGAAAGTAGTAGTAACTAATACTAAAATCAAAGATAAAATTGTAGTGGTCAATAGACTTATCGAGAAAAAAGGTAAGGACAATGTCCAATATATTGATAGAGAAGTTGTAAAGTATGATAACACCTGCGTTATTCCTAAAGAATTTGTAAAAGCTGTAAATAGCGCTGCAACTAAAGTAGAGGGAGGAGCAAATGAATAAACTTATTCTTATTCTAACATCTGTTTTTCTCTTTGGTTGTTCTACCACAGTTCCTGTAACTGTAAAATTTCCTGCCGCCCCAGATGAATTGAAGCAGCCATGTCTGGAATTGAAACAAATGAATGACGATGTTAAACTTAGTGATGTTGCTAAGTCTGTATCTAACAACTATATGGAATATCACAAATGTGCAAATAAAGTACAAATGTGGAATGAATGGTACACTGAGCAAAAGAAAAATTTCGAATCTTTAAAATAAAAATAACACTGGAGCATATCAATGGCAGAAAATGTCGTACATGGGATTAATGTCGATTATTCCCGAGATAAATTATTTGACGAATTAGGTATTAAAAGACTAAAAGATAGTTACATGAAGGAGGAAGAAATTTCTCCCCAAGAAAGGTTCGCCTATGTTTCAAAAGCTTTCGGATCTAACCCAAGCCATTCTCAACGCCTTTATGATTATAGCTCTAAGCACTGGCTCAGTTATTCTACTCCTATTCTTTCTTTTGGGCGTAGTAAGCGTGGCCTTCCTATTAGCTGCTTTCTTCCCTATCTGGATGATAGCGCAGAAGGTCTTGTCAACACACTATCGGAAGTCAACTGGCTTTCAATGTTAGGAGGAGGAGTCGGAATTGGATTGGGTATTCGTTCTGCTGATGATAAGTCCGTTGGTATTATGCCTCATCTTCGAACGTATGATGCATCTTCACTCGCATATAGACAAGGTCGCACTAGGCGTGGCAGTTATGCTACATATCTTGACATTAGCCACCCTGATATACTTTTGTTTTTAGAGATGCGAAAGCCTACGGGAGATCCTAATATGCGAGCACTTAATCTGCATCACGGTATTAATATTACTGATGATTTTATGCAGATAATTGAAAAGTGCATGATAGATTCTCAGGCAGATGATACGTGGGAACTTAGAGATCCGCATACAAAAGAAGTAAGAGACAAGGTTTCTGCCAGAGAACTTTGGCAAAGAATTCTTGAGATTAGAATGATGACAGGTGAACCTTATCTTCATTTTATTGACACAAGTAATCGAGCAATGCCTGAGTTTCAAAAGAAAAAAGGTCTGAGCATCAGACAATCTAATCTGTGCAGTGAAATTATTCTACCTACAAATAAAGATAGAACAGCAGTTTGCTGCCTATCTTCTGTTAATTTGGAGTATTATGATGAATGGAAAAATAATGAACTTTTTCTTCGGGACGTGGCGGAGATGTTGGATAATGTACTTCAGTACTTTATTGACAATGCTCCTGATTATATTTCTAGAGCCAGGTTCTCTGCTCAGCAAGAGCGCAGCATTGGTGTGGGGGCTCTTGGTTTCCATGCTTATCTACAGAGAAATAACATTGCGTTCGAGTCGCCTATGGCGGTAGGTAAGAATAGGCAAATTTTTAGTCATATTAGAAAGAAATTAAATGAGGCAAATATTGTATTGGCTAAAGAGCGGGGTGAGGCTCCTGACGCTGTTGGTACTGGCAAACGCTTTTCTCATCTCATGGCTGTTGCACCCAATGCTTCTTCTTCTATTATTATGGGTAATACTTCTCCTAGCGTGGAGCCGTACCGTGCAAACGCCTACAGACAAGACACCCTCTCAGGATCATCATTAAACAAGAATAGATATCTTGATGAGATTATTAAAAAAGAAGCAGAATCATATAAAGATGGTTGGTATGATGAAACGTGGTCAAGCATTATCGCAAATGATGGTTCAGTACAACATCTAGAGTGGATGGGAGACTGGGAAAAAGATGTATTTAAAACATCAATGGAAATAGATCAGCGTTGGGTAATAGAACATGCTGCAGATAGGCAGGAATATATAGATCAAGCACAGTCTATTAATCTATTCTTCAGACCAGATGCAAATGTAAAATATTTACATGCTATTCATTTTATGGCATGGAAAAAAGGATTGAAAACTCTTTACTATTGCCGTTCTGAAAAGATTGGTAAAGCGGATAAGGTCTCAAAGAAAATTGAAAGAGAAGTTATTAAAGAATTGGATATGAAAGCTATGATTGAAGGGGACACCTGTCTGGCGTGTGAAGGATAAAATTATTTGAATAGAGATATACATGAAGGGCAAAATAGCCTTATTTCTAAATCATCCAAAGTGCTCTGTACAATCAGGCAATGGTATTATCAAGGCTTTAGATCCATATTATCATTTTAAGATTTTTACAAAGCACGATATAGAAAGCAACTTCTTTGACGATGTTGATATAGTTTGCTTTCCAGGGGGAGTCGGTGACATGGACTCCTTTTCGTCTATACATCCTAATACTAAAAAATTAGTTAAAAACTATGTTAGACGAGGGGGAAAGTATCTTGGCATTTGTATGGGTGCCTATTGGGCGGATATGAAATTTTTTAATATACTTGACAATGTAAGAGTCGATCAGTACATTAGACAGCCGAATGTAAATACCAGAAGACCTCATGCAAAGGCTATGCCTGTAGTTTGGCGAGGAGTAGAAGATAAAATGTTTTTCTTCGATGGCTGTACTTACATTGGGAATAAATTTAAAACTATTGCCAGTTATGAAACAGGTCACCCAATGGCAATTATACAAAATAATGTAGGTTTAATAGCATGTCATCTTGAAAGTGAAAAATACTGGTATGATGATTATACTTGGATGCCGAAGCACTGGCACAATTATAGACATCAAAAATTGTTAGTTGAATTTGTAGATACTCTACAAAAAAGTTAAAATGATCTGTAGTTCGTATAAAAAGGACAAGTAATGCTTGTTATATCTGATTCAGCAGCTAAGAAAATTAAATCTATCATTGATGAAGAAGATTCTTCTTTAAAACTTCGCATATTTGTCGAGGGTGGAGGATGTTCCGGGTTTCAATATGGGTTTACTCTTGAAGAAAATCCTCCGGCAGAAGATGATTTTACCTTTGAAAAGGATGGAATACAAGTTGTAGTAGATGTAATGAGTATGCAATATCTAAATGAGGCGGAGATAGACTATGAGCAATCTCTACTCGGCGCAGAATTTAAAATTAAAAATCCAAATGTGAAGGCAACCTGTGGTTGTGGTTCATCATTTACTGTTTAGGAGAAGTAATGAAAGTACTTAGATTTACCGCGTCTTGGTGCGGGCCTTGTAAGGCATTGGCAAAGACTTTAGAAGAAGTTGAGACAAATATTCCTATTGATGTTATTGATGTCGATGAAAGAACTGATCTTGCTTTAGAATATGGTATTAGAAGCGTACCTACTATGGTTATGTTAGATAGTAATAATCAAGTAGTTAAAAAGATGACAGGAACAAAGCCTCAGACAGAGTTGCGAGAATGGTTAAATGGGTAGTACAATGAAACTATTTTTGAATCTATTAGTATTTACATTACTAATGACCTATGCTATAAGATTAGGTAGTCTGTTTGGTATTGCCTTATGTGGCATAGGATTTTTAATTATGCTTGGCTTTATCGACGAATTAGAAGAAAAATAAAACTAGGAATATAAATGATAAAAAAGAATAATCTAAAATTAACAGACGAAAGAAATTCCTTCAAGCCTTTTAATTACCCTTGGGCGTACGATGCATGGCTAAAACATGAACAGAGTCACTGGTTGCATACAGAAGTTCCTATGCTTGAAGATGTAAAAGATTGGAAAAAGAAATTAACAGATGCTGAAAAAGAATTTTTGACAAACATCTTCCGTTTCTTCACTCAGGGAGATGTTGATGTAGCAGGTGGGTACGTTAAAAACTATTTGCCATACTTCCCTCAACCTGAAGTAAGAATGATGTTAGCAGGATTTGCTGCAAGAGAAGCTTTACACGTTGCTGCATATTCTCATCTTATTGAAACATTGGGAATGCCCGAATCAACCTACAACGAGTTTTTAGAATATGAAGAAATGCGTGCTAAACATGATTACCTTCTTGGTGTTAGCTCACAGAATGGCGATGTTGCTTCTACTGCTACTCATATTGCAGTATTCTCTGCTTTCACCGAAGGAATGCAACTATTCAGTTCCTTTATCATGTTACTTAACTTTCCTAGACATGGAAAGATGAAAGGCATGGGACAAATTGTAACTTGGTCTATTGTAGATGAGACACAACACGCCGAGGCAATGATTAAGTTATTTAGAACCTATGTAGAAGAAAATAAGGAGATTTGGAATGATGATCTCAAAGGCAAGATATACACGATTGCGGAGAAGATGGTTGATCTTGAAGATAAATTTATTGAACTTGCTTTCAAGTCTGGGGCAATCGAAGGGTTAACCGAAGAAGAAGTAAAAGAATATATTCGTTATATTGCAGACAGAAGACTTATTAGTTTAGGATTAAAAGGAATCTTTAAGCGTAAAAAGAATCCTTTACCTTGGGTCGAAACTATGATTAACGCACCAACGCATACTAATTTCTTTGAAAATAGAGCAACGGATTATGCTAAAGGTGCACTAAGTGGAAATTGGACAGACGTATGGGGCAAGGCGGCGTAGGAGATGCTCCTATTCATTTTGTAGATAAGCGTAGAGAGATTTGTTATTCCTGCGAACATCTTACTACAATTATAGGAATTAAAAGTTGTGATATGTGTGGATGTGCCATATGGTCTAAGACTATGGTGAGAGGCACATCCTGCCCAAAGGGGAAATGGAATGCTGAGGAAAATTGATTATGCCCACATGAAAGCTGCGGGTAATTATGCAGAACTTTCATATGCGAGAAGATTGAAGGTTGGTGCTATTGTAACTAAAGAAGATAGAGTAATATCTATTGGTTATAATGGCACCCCTAAGGGTTGGGATAATAACTGTGAAGATGCGATTTGGAATTCTCAGGATGGCAGTGCAGAATTAAAAACCAAACCTGAAGTAATACACGCAGAAGCAAATGCTATAGCTAAATTGGCTAGATCATCAGAATCAGGAGAAGGAGCGCATATGTACATTACTCATGCTCCCTGCTTCGACTGCGCAAAGCTTATATATACTGCAGGAATAGAAAAAGTATTCTATCAAAATGCTTATAGAAATGAAGATGGTATAGAATTTCTAAAGAAATGTAATATTGAAGTGGAGAAAATATGAAAAATCAAATTGTAGGTTTCACTTGCTCGACTTTTGATCTTTTCCACGCTGGTCACGTAACCATGCTTGAAGAAGCAAAAAGACAATGCGAGTATCTTGTAGTAGGAATTCAAACGGATCCTACCGTAGATAGAGATAGTAAAAATAAACCTGTACAGTCTATCATTGAAAGACAAATACAAGTTAAAGCATGCAAATATGTAGATGAAGTTGTAATTTATACGACTGAGAAAGAGTTAGAAGACATTCTAATGACCTTACCTATTGATGTTAGAATTCTTGGCGAAGAATATATGGACAAGGAATTCACAGGTAAAGATATTTGCATGAAAAGAGGTATGAAGTTTTATTACAACAAACGAGATCATTATTTCAGCTCTACAGATTTAAGAAAAAGAGTGTTTGAAGCTGAAGTTAGAAGAAGGGGAATAACATGGCCAGAAAACACTTCGAATGTTTCGAATGTGATGCAGTCTTCAAGATAAATTATGACTTAGATGAAAATTACTACAAAGTAACACATTGTCCTTTCTGCGGAACTGAAATGGATGGAGAAGACGATCGTTACGAAGAAGAAGGATATGACGAAGACGTGTCCTAAATGCGGTACAGCACATGAAAAGCCTGGTAAATTTTGTAGCAGGGTGTGTGCAAATTCAAGGCAGTGGACAGAGGAGCACAAAAAGGTATTCTCAGAAAAACAAAAAGAATACATGGCAAGAGATGAGTCTGAAGGACATAGATATAAAAAGTCTATTCAGACAAAGATGCTTCATAAAACAGGGCAGATGGGTACTGGTCTTGCCACTGAAAGAATAGAAGATGTGATGACAGATCCCGATGATTATTTTCTAGTTCCACCTAGAGATGATTCTGACGGATTTGTTGAAAACGGTGATTACTGGGAGGTCGTAGATAACCATAATAAATACTGATTTAGAATCGGTATTTTCTATGTGGTTATATAATAATGCTCCTTTAGAGGAGATTCCTGAAGATGCATATGGTTATGTTTATTTGATAACTAATAAAGTTACGAATAAAAAATACATAGGTAAAAAACTATTTTGGTTTAGAAAAACTAAAACGGTTAAGGGTAAAAAGAAAAGATTAAAAGCAGAATCAGATTGGAGAACGTATTGGTCTTCATCTGATGATGTGAAAAAGGATGTGCAAGAATACGGTGAAGAAAATTTCATCAGAGAAATTCTACATATCTGTCCTAATAAAGGATCATGTAATTATCTAGAAGCACGAGAACAAATGGATAGAAGAGTTCTTGAAACAAATGATTATTACAATGGTCAGATTCAATGTAGAGTACATAGAACACATATTAAGGTAACATAATGGCATTTTTAGTCGCAAATCTTCCACCCATTCATAGTTATATTCGTAAAGAGTTTCTTTATGATTTTGAAAAGGGACACGGTGAATTCGAACCTTGTATTTGGATCACTCTAAAAAGTATCAGAGGGCAGGCATTTAGAATAGAAGCATATTTACCTAATTACGGAGCTTTGTATGATAAACTTCCTTTACACGCTTTCGTCAGTAGAACAGAAAATTTATCTAAAGAACTTTTACCTTTAGACACACTGCAAATTTGGGATTGCTTTGATTATGATATGGCAATTATACAAAAGGCATTTCTAAAGAATCTATCCTGCAAGTTTTATGCCAAGGATAAGAATATGTATTCTGGCAATTATATGTTTACTGTAGATCATGCTCATCCTGATACAAATATTATAGACACAGGATATAGCGAATGGCCAGAGGATCATAAGAGTTTTAATTTTATAGAACTTGATAATGGTCAGTATGCAGCACAACCAAATAATCGTTGTTTATTTTTTGATGCAGCAAGTAATCCTAAGCAAATGAACTTTCCGGATTTTAAAGTATGCACTAAGAAATATATCGTTGAAACCAATCCCAAATGGAATTTAGGCGATAGCAGTACTGTGATGTATGAATAATGATAAAATTTTCACAACTATACTTCTTTTAACCGCATTAGGATTATCCGCAGTAGCAGGATACTTCTCAATTGTCGGCCTCACACTAATCTTCTCCGCGGCATTTTGGCCTATTGTAACAATGGGCGTTGTCTTAGAACTAGGCAAACTGGTTACCGCTTCCTTTATCTACAGAATGTGGACAAAGGTAAATTGGATAATGAAAGTATACTTTATTATCAGTGTAATTGTTTTATCCGCAATTACATCTTTAGGTATCTTTGGTTATCTATCTAAATCCTATACGTCTGACTCTGCATCTTTATATGTAAATGAAACAAAGATAGCAACGAACAAGGAAGTACTTGATATCGAAAGAAGAAGACTGGACAATCTGTTGACACAACTTGAAAAACGAGATAAAGGTAATTCTCGTATAGAAAAAGATATCAAACAGACTCAGGATAGAATAGGTAATCTTACTAAAGAAATCGGAGAGTTACAGCAGGAGAGAAATAAACAGAACTCCGAGATTGGCCCAATACGCTACGTATCAGAGTTATTTTACGATAAGAATGATCTGGAGACCATAGACAAAGCGGTTAGAATGATTATAGTTATTCTGGTCTTTGTATTTGACCCGCTGGCTATTCTGCTGGTTGTAGCCGCAAACATGATGCTCAGACAAAGATATAAACCTAAAAAGTCCAAATATTCAATAGAAATAGAAAAAGATGCGGTTTTTAGCATTAAAAATAAAGATTTGGGATAATATAAATAATAGAGTTCAAAGGAAACCATTATGGCTCTAACACAAATTAAATCTTCCGGTATTTCAAATGCGGCAATTACTGCGAATCAACTTACCGCAAATGCTGTTGTTGGAATTATACAAGCTGGGGATTATATTAGATTTAATCCGAATGGCCGGATAAATGCCACCATATCTGCCGGAAATAATATATCCATAGAAGCAAATGGTAGAATCAGTTCGACTGCTTCAGGTGGCGGTGGCGGATCTGGAGTTATTCTTCTCTCCAATACCACGATTACTGCAAATTTTGATATACCCGTAGGACAAAATGGATTATCAATTGGGCCGGTTACTGTCGTGGATGGTGCTAATGTGACGATTGCGCCAGGGCAAAGGTGGTTAATACTATGAGCATTACGTTTGATGCAGATAACAATACTATAACCGAAGATGGCACTACTATAACTTTAAGAAATTTAGCTTTAACTTTACCTTCGGGTAACACATTACAAAGACCTTCGACACCAATTGCTGGTATGATTAGATATAACAATCAAACAAATCAGATTGAAGGATATGATGGTGCTAACTGGAGGCAAATAATACAACCATGACAATTTCCATTTCAGGATCAGGTATTATAGATGCGGGAGATGCATCAATCTCTCTCGCAAATTCTGCACTTATGGTGCCAGTAGGAAATACTGCACAAAGACCTGCTGTTGCAACAGCTGGTATGCTAAGATTTAATAATCAAACTAGTTCTTTTGAATTCTTTAACAATTCAAGTTGGGCACAATTTGGTGGTGTTGTAGATTTACAATATCTTATAGTTGCGGGAGGGGGTGGCGGAGCCAACTACGGTGGAGGTGGCGCCGGAGGAATGGTATCCGGAACCAGAAGTATTAGAATTTCAGATTTTGCAAACATTACAATCGGTGCCGGTGGCACTGGTACTTCTAGTTCTATCGGCACTTCTGGAAATTTTTCTCTAATATCGTTTCCTAATTCTCAAGTGGCTTTTGTAGACGGTGGCGGGGGCGGAGGTCATGCAACAAATTTTGGTATACCTGGGGGGTCTGGCGGTGGGGGAGGTTATGGGCCTTCAATAGTAGGAGGATCATCTAACACATATCCAGCATTGGTAGCTGCAGCAATTTTTTCAACAACAGCAAATATACAAGGTTATCCCGGAGGATCGGGTGGTCCAGGCTCACCCGCATTTATCGCAGGTGGGGGCGGAGGCGCCGATCAAAATGGGGGGTCGGGAACACCTACTAGAGGAGGATTCGGGGGAAATGGCGCTCTCGTATCTTGGTTCACCGGAAATTACGGAACACCCGCCCCCAATGGAAGATTTTTTGGAGGAGGGGGTGGCGGAGGAAACTTCGGGGGGCCAGGTCTCGCTTCAATTGGTGGTATAGGTGGCGGAGGAAATGGGGGGAAAACTGGAGCAGGAATGACTTCAGGTAATGTGAATACCGGAAGTGGCGGTGGCGGCGCAGGCAATACTCCAGCTACAGGTGGTTCGGGTGGATCTGGAATTGTTATACTATCCCATTCAAATACATTTGGAATTTTTTCTACCACTGGTTCACCAAATATCACCTCAAGCGGAGGTAATGTGTTCTATGTTTTCACTAATTCCGGAACAATTAATTTTGGATTGACTGTATAAAATATGCCAGCAATAATTAATTCAGATAGCGGAGCGGTAACAGGTTCTGCAGGTTTAAAAATTACAGGTAACTCCGATGGTATTCTGCACATACAGAATAACGGTGTTACTTCTTTTGTTGTTGCAAATAACTATATCAAAGTTCCTGTAGGAAATACTGCAACCAGGCCCAGCGTAGCTGAGGTTGGTATGCTAAGATTCAACAATGCAAGTAATGTGTTTGAAGCTTATACTAATATAGGTTGGGCAAACGTTTCTACCTTCGTTCCTCCCGCATTGTTCAATATTGAATATTTAGTTATTGGTGGTGGAGGAGGGGGCGGTATAGGAGGTTCTGGCTTTGGTGGTGGCGGAGGTGGCGCTGGTGGTTATTTGACAGCCAATACTTTAACATCAAATATTAGTATTAGAGCGGTTACTAACTATACGGTAACTATAGGTGCAGGGGGGTCTAGTGCCGCAAATGGTTCTCCTTCAATTTTTTCTACTGTAACTTCAATAGGTGGAGGAAGAGGTGCATCTGTGGCACCTGCGGTGGAGAATGGCGCACCTGGAGGGTCAGGTGGCGGTGCTGCTTCTACTTCGCCTGGTCAAGGAGTAGGCTCAGGTGGTAGCGGAATCTCAGGACAGGGTAATTCTGGGGGTGGAGGCACCCCTTATAGCGGAGATCCATCCCTTCAATCTGGAGCAGGTGGCGGTGCAGGTGCTGTAGGACAAGCCGCAAGTCCAACCGCTTCTGCAAATGGCGGTGATGGTCTTTCTTCCTCTATTACTGGATCTAGTGTAACAAGAGCAGGTGGAGGCGGCGGTTCAACCTTTAATCGTCCTGCGGGTGGATTGGGTGGAGCTGGAGGCGGAGGAAATGGTGGAAAATGGCCAGGTGTGGGAGATTCGGGCACAGTTAATACCGGAGGCGGCGGCGGAGGTTTAAACAGTCCATCATCCGCCGGCGGAGGTGGGGGTTCGGGTATAGTTATTCTTGCACATTCTAACGCATATACGAATGCTGTAGTTTCAGCCGGATTAACCTATACAGTTAATACTACATCAAGACCAGGATTCCTAGTTTATTCATTCACCGCAGGCACCGGAACTGTTTCTTGGAATTAAAATGCCTAAAAATATAAGCATTCAAAACTCCAAGATAACTTTTACCAATAACGAAGATTCGTCTTTAACTTTATTTGGATTGACTCTTGATTCGGGGTATGTTACATTACCAAGAGGTAACACATTACAAAGACCAGCCAACCCAGAAGCAGGTATGATGCGTTATAACAATCAAACGAATCAGATTGAGGGTTATGATGGTGTTGATTGGAGACAAATAATACAACCATGACTATAATAAGAGCAGGCAGAACTAATACGACAAGTTTATCCATAGAAGCGGATAACAGCGATGAGATACTTTTTAAGTCTGTCGAAGCCAATGTTATGCTAATAAATAACGACGGAGTTACTTTACTATCAGATTTTATATTACCATCAGGAAATACATTACAAAGACCAGCAAATCCTATTACTGGTGAGGTTAGATTTAATACTACAACAAGTGTAATTGAAGGATATGATGGAACAAACTGGGCAACTATACAACAAGTATGACTATAATAAGATCTAATATAACTGCAGGTTTAAGAATAGAGCCGGACAATGCTGGCAATATAGTTTTCATTACGGGCACAGGAAATGTGGCCATGCGAATGGAGCCTTCAGGTTTAGTTAATATAGCTACTAGCAGGTTCGTAGTGCCGGTAGGAAATACTGCACAAAGACCAGGCTCTCCGGTTCCTGGGATGCTAAGATTTAACAATCAATCCAATGCGTTTGAATCTTATACTGGATCCTGGGTAGATGTTTCCAAACGCAATATATCCTTAGAATATTTAGTTATTGCTGGCGGCGGTGGAGGTGGCGGTGGCCGAGGTGGCGGTGGAGGTGCAGGTGGATTTAGATTTGGGCAGGGCACATATAGTTCGATCACTAGCTACGTTGTTACTGTAGGCGCAGGGGGTTCCGGGGCTACCGCCGCTAATTCCGGAATAGACGGTTCCGTTTCTAGTTTCTCCGATATTTCTTCTGCAGGTGGAGGAGGAGGAGGAAAAGGGGGGCCAGGTTCTACGCAAACTGGAGGTAATAATGGGGGAAGTGGTGGGGGAGCCTCTTTTAATAACAAGACGGGAGGACTTGGCAATAGTCCCCCAGTAAGTCCACCTCAAGGAAACGATGGCGGGAGCAGCCCGGGAATAATTAGCACCTACGATGGTGCTGCAGGAGGAGGAGGAGCCGGAGAAGCAGGCCAAAGTTCGAGCACAAGTCCTCTTGTGCAGGTCGGACGAGGCGGAAACGGGGCGAACTCAAGCATATCTGGGACAACGGTTACATATGCTGGAGGAGGTGGGGGGGGCGGAAGCAATAACAACAATACTAGTGGGAATGGGGGAACTGGAGGAGGCGGAAAAGGAGGGATTGGTACCGCTACCAGCGCTATTTCAGGAAATGTAAACACCGGAGGAGGTGGAGGTGGGGGTGGATATAACACCTCGACCAACATTTCTCAAAACGGTGCAGCAGGCGGCTCCGGTATAGTTATTCTTGCACATGCCAATACCATATCTAATGCAATAGTTTCAGCCGGATTAACCTATACGGTTAATACCGCATCAAGACCAGGATTCCTAGTTTATTCATTCACCGCAGGTACCGGAACAGTTCAATGGAATTAATGGAGAAATAAAAAAATGGCACACTATGCTTTTTTAGATGCAAATAATATAGTTACAGAAGTTATCGTTGGTAAAGACGAAAACGAGGATGGCATTCTTTGGGAATTGCACTATGGTGCCTTTAGAAACCAAGTATGCAAAAGAACATCTTATAATACCAGAGGTGGAGTACACACTTCAGGCGGCATACCATATAGAAAAAATTATGCCGGAATAGGTTATACATACGACGAGAGCAGAGATGCTTTTATTCCACCTAAGCCATTTAATTCTTGGGTGTTGAATGAAACAACTTGTCTTTGGGATGCACCTACTCCTATGCCAGAAGATGGTAAGCCATATCGTTGGGACGAAGACACTACTAGCTGGATAGAAATAACATGACAACGAAAATATTTGTATCTCAAATAGATACTCAATCTGCTGCAAATGTAGCATTAACGGTTTTGCCACAAAATGCTACACTTACCGCAGGAGACAATATCACAATCGCAGCAGACGGTAGAATTAGTTCGACTGCTACAGGTGCCGCAGCAGAAATACATCCCTTTTTAAATATGGGAGCTTAAAACAAATGCCAACAGTTTATAAAATTTTAGGGCAAGCGCTGCCCGCAGCAAATACTTTTACAGATATCTATACTGTACCATCAGGCAATAGTGCAGTTGTATCTACAATAAACGTTTGTAATTTAACTGCATCTAATGTTAGTTTTAGAATAGCTACACGCCCAAAAGGTAATACTTTAACCTCAGCACAATATGTGGCATACGATATTGCCTTAGGTGCGCAGGATGCTATAGGTATGACAATGGGAGTTACTTTAGCAGCAACTGATGTAGTTACTGTATATTCCTTTCAAGGAAATGTAGCATTTAATCTTTACGGTACAGAGATCTACTAAAATGGCCATTATTCGTCATAGCCAAAGAACACATTCTACAAAAAATGTTGAGAAGGCGAGAATTACTCCCCTATCTTCTATTCCCCCTCCACCCAGAATTGATTATATAGTTGTTGCTGGCGGCGGCGGTGGTGGTATGGCCGGCAGTGGCGGCGGAGGAGGTGGCGCCGGTGGCTTTTTATCTGGAAATCTAATAGTGGCCACCCCTGGTCTTGTTATGAGTGTAACTGTAGGCGGCGGAGGAGCACCGGCAACATCTGCTTATGTTGGTTTAGCCAGTCCTTCCGCAGCAAAACAAGGTAGTAACTCATCCATAACCAGCCCAGGTGCTGTATTTTCTCCTATAGTAAGTATAGGAGGGGGAGCAGGCTCATCTGCAGATTCAACTGCAGGTTTCGGAAGCCCAGGGGGCAACGGTGGCTCCGGAGGCGGGGGAGCACAAAGATCCGCTGCTGCCGGCGGAAAGGGTGTTTATCCGGGTTCAAGTTATATAAGTGCTGCTAGACAAGGATATGATGGAGGCACTGCAACACCCAATCCTGGGGGCGACACTGGCGGTGGCGGTGGCGGTGCTGGTCAGGAGGGAATCCCCGGAAATTCAACTTCTGTAGGTGGGTCGGGTGTCCCATCATTAATTACCGGAGCTAATGTGTTTTATGCTGGTGGGGGTGGTGGAGGTCAAAATCCTGCAGGTCCTGCTGCAGGCGGTGCCGGTGGAGGTGGTCCAGGTGGTTATGTTCCGGGTAAACCTACGGGGTCAGATGGAACAGTCAATACTGGAGGAGGCGGTGGAGGAAATGCGCCAAATGCAAGCCCAGCCGGTGCAGGTGGTTCTGGCGTAGTTATTATAAGTGTTCCTTCAACTACAGGAGTAACCGTTTCTAGCACAACGGGTAATCCAAATGTACTTGTTGTAGCACCTGAAGCGCGAACTGCGTATAGATTCTGGCAATCCGGTTCTATAACATTCTAAATAAATAACTCATATGCAGACAACAATTGCAGATTTTGTTTTAAGTAATCCTGCTAATCAAGATGTAGATAAAGCTACATTTGAAACAGGTTTAGATTTTGATAACATCGTAGACGATGCGGATCCTACACTAGTCTATGTTAAAAATAACATTGCGATAGCTTGGTATGAAACTATTGCAATGGTTGGTTTTAAATAAGGAGAAAAAATGAGTCATTTTGCTAAAGTAGAAAATGGTATTGTAACTCAAGTTATTGTTGCAGAACAAGATTTTATTGATTCTGGAGCAGTTCT